CCTGTTGGAGATATGTTTGGATTAGACGTATATGAAGCTACACATATGAATACAAATCAAAAATTATATATAACTCTAAAGGAAATTAGTCGATGACAAAAAAACAAAACGAAGAAGCCCCTGCTACAAATACTTCTTCTATTCCCAATCCAGCTGATACAGCTATGGGGCCTAAATTTACAAATACTAATGTGATGGATAGAAGAAAGAAAAAAAGACCAGATGTATTAAAACGTTTTAAAGAATATTTAAAATTGCATACTCCAGGTCTTGAAGAAGAAAAGGAAGAAGAGTTTAAAACTCATATGATGTATGACCCAAAGACTGGTAAAGGTTACGAAGCAAAGACTATGGATGACCATCTAAGAATGAAGAAGATGGGATATAGTCATGAACCTTTAGAGGTTAAAAAGGATGATTAAAATTTATTTGTTTATTATTATAATAGGTATATTAGGTGCTGTAGGTTATAGTGCCAAATACTATTATGATTCAACACAAGCAACAATTGCTACATTAAGAGAGAACAATGCTCAATTAGAAGTCGCAGTTGATATTGCTAATGATAGTTTAGCAATGATTCAAGCTGACGTTGCAAAGATGTCAGATTTAAATAATGCATTACAATCGCAGTTGATAAAAGCTGAAGCTTATGGTGATGAACTTAGAGGTAAACTAAGTAGAATAAACCTAGTAGTTGAGGCTCTTAAAGATGCTGAAGTATTGGAAGGAAAAATGAATGGCGCAACAGCGAAACTTTGGAGGGGGTTTATGGAAGATACTGGTAATAGTACCTCTTATCCTTTACCTGACTGGTTGCTCCGGTTGGAGAATGCCGGAGAGGGAAATCAAAACAGTGGTGAAGTTGGAGAGAATACAGATACCCTTAGTGAACCGACCGAAACCATTACAATTAATTGATACTCGTGTTAGAGTTGTTAATAAAGATAACTTAGATGAATTTGTCTTAGAGTTCGAAGAACAATATGGTGAACTTGCATTCGTTGTTTTAAGTATGAGGGATTATGAAAACCTAGCACTGAATATGGCAGACCTTAGACGTTTTATAAATCAACAAGATGAAGTTATAATATATTATGAAGGGGCTGTAGTGAATAAACCTATACCAGAGACAGAACAATGAAAAAGCATGCAGTATTAAATATAGAGAGAGCAAATCATTATGCAAATCTAGCACAAATTGCTTATCTAGATGATAAAGAATCCAAACCACATTTTAAAAAACTGGGTTATGATTGGCATTTGTTTATTGAAAGTGATGGGGCTCAATGTCATATCGTTAAAAATACTAAACTAAATGAACTCGCTATTTGTTTTAGAGGAACAGAACCTGATGAACTTAGTGATTTACTTGCTGATTTAAATGCGTGGCCTCGAAGAAGTGTTAGAGGAGATGGTTGGGTACATTCTGGTTTTAGAGGCGAGATTGATAAAATATGGCCTTCTGTAGTAAAGACGGTTGATAAATATCCAAACTATAAACTATTCATTTGTGGACATTCACTGGGTGCGGCTATGGCAACACTATGTGCTTCTAGATTACAACATCAAGCATTTATACTTTATACATATGGTTCTCCGAGAGTAGGAACACGTTCATTTGTTAAAAATTTAAACGTAGCACATTTTAGATTTGTAAATAACAATGATGTGGTTACAAGAGTACCTTTAAGGTTTATGGGTTATAAACATCACGGACAACTTGTATATATAAACCACTATGGGAAAATAAGAAAGATGACACCTTGGCAAAGAATCAAAGATAGATTTAGAGGATATAAGTCTGGTATATTAGACCCAGTATTAGACCATGGAATGCTTAACTATATAAAGTATACAATTAAAGAGGATTAATATGGCAATAAAAAAAGATGTTAGTACTATAAATCATGTTAAAAAAGGTACCTCTATCGGTAGAAGACCTATTACAAGCACCATGAATAAAAGTAAAAGATTAAATTTTAAAAAGTATAATGGTCAAGGGAGAAGTAGGTAATGTATGAATACAAATGTAATATTATAAAAGTGGTTGATGGTGATACAGTTGATGTTGATATCGATTTAGGATTTGGTGTATGGATGAAAAATGAACGTGTTCGTGTCATGGGTATTGATACTCCTGAATCTCGTACTAGTGACCCTGTAGAAAAACTGTTTGGAAAAGCCGCTAAGTATCGTCTAGAACAATTACTAGGGGAAACAGGCATTCTAAAAACTCAAGTATCTAAAAAAGGTGAAGATATGAAGGGTAAGTTTGGTAGAGTCTTAGGTGACTTTATTGCAAGTGATGGCAGACTAGTAACAGAAATTATGATTGAAGAAAGTCATTGTGTTCCATATATGGGTGGTAGTAAAGAAGATACACAAGCCGCACATATGGCAAATAGAAAAATACTAGTAGATAATGGTACAGTTAAGTATATAGATTTTTAATTTCCCCAACAAAACGAGGAGAAGATATGATAGGTAGAATGTTTTCGGATACACTCTGGATTTATACAGCGATCGCTGGTTCAATATTCGGTGTAATCTTTATCACTTATATGAAGACCACAAGAATAGGTCTTTGGTTTTATGCGAAGGTTGATTTAACAATGGACTTCCTTGTTGAGAGATGGGGTCTTACTTGGTTAGAACAACCAGAAAATGCATGGAGAAAAAAGTACCCTAAGATAACTAAGAAAATAGATGACCTAGAACTTAGAATACATTATTTAGAAGATAAAGATAATAAAAAACATGAATTTGAATAAAAGTAAATAAAAGGTATTTACTAAATCTAAAAAACTATATATAATATAGTTATAATTCAAGAACAGAAAAATAAAGGGTATTAAGCATGGCAACAGCTGTTGACACGAGAGAATTTTTGTCTCAAACGAAATTCTACGAAGGTTATTCAAGATATAAAGATGATGAAAATAGATATGAAACTTGGGACGAAGCAGTTGACAGGGTCATGGAAATGCATACGAATTATTATATTGAACAAAATAATAATCTTGCTCATTATATAGAAGAAGCAAGAAAATCATATAAACAAAAAAGAGTTTTAGGTGCTCAGAGAGCATTACAATTCGGTGGCAACCAACTTTTAAAACATGAAATGAAGATGTATAATTGTACATCTACTTATGTTGATAGACCAGAATTCTTTGGTGAAGTATTCTACATATTATTATGTGGAGCAGGAGCAGGGTTTTCAGTACAGAAACATCATGTTGCTAAATTACCAAAGATACAATCAAGAACAAAACAAGCAAAAGGTTATATAGTAGAAGATTCAATACAAGGCTGGGCTTCAGCATTGGACGTATTGATGTATTCATTTTTAGTTGGGGGTGGAAAATACCCTGACTTCGAAGGACGTAGAGTTTTCTTTGACTTGACGCAAATTAGACCTAAGGGTTCAAAAATATCAGGTGGATTTAAAGCACCAGGTCCTGATGGTTTGCGAAGAGCATTAGATAGAATAGAATATCTTCTTCAAGGTATTGTACTTAATTCAAAAGACCATATTTCTTTAAAACCAATTAATGTTTATGACATAACTATGCATTCAGCAGATGCAGTATTATCAGGGGGTGTTCGTAGGTCTGCTACGATATGTTTATTCTCACCTGATGACGATGAAATGATGAATGCTAAAACAGGTAATTGGTTTATGGATAATCCTCAAAGAGGTAGGTCAAATAATTCAGCTGTAATTGTTAGAGATAATACATCACCAGAGCAATTTGGTCATATTATGAACTCTGTAAAACAATTCGGTGAACCAGGATTTGTCTTCGTTGAATCAACTGAACATACAACTAACCCATGTGTAGAGATAGGAATGTTTCCACAGATAGATGGTAAGTCAGGTTGGCAAGGTTGTAACTTAACTGAAATCAATGGAGGCATGTGCAATACCGAGGAAGATTTTTATCTGGCATGTCGTGCCGCATCTATCCTCGGTACCCTACAAGCAGGGTACACCAACTTTAATTTCCTCTCAGAAACAACTAAAAAGATATTTGATAGAGAAGCCTTACTAGGAGTTTCTATCACTGGCTGGATGAATAATCCAGAAATTCTTTTTGATGAAAAGGTACTCAAAAAAGGTGCAGAGATAGTTAAAGCAACAAACAAAGAAGTCGCAAAAGTTATTGGTATTAATCAAGCCGCAAGAACGACTTGTGTTAAACCAAGTGGTAATGCTTCTGTACTACTACAAACTGCAAGTGGTATTCATGCAGAACATTCTCCTCTCTATATTCGTAATATACAAATGAATAAAGAGTCAGAAATAACTCAAGCTATAGTAAAAGCAAATCCATATATGGTTGAAGAATCTGTTTGGTCTGCTGGTGGAACTGATGTTGTTATATCCTTTCCTATCATACCAAAGAAAGGTTCATACTTTAAAGATAATTTAATGGGTGTGAAACATTTAGATTTAGTTAAAACAGCACAAAGAGCATGGGTGAATAGTGGCACTAATATAAATTTATGTGCTGATAAAGGAATACGACATAATGTTTCTAATACTATTATTGTAGATGATTGGGATGAAGTAGAGAAGTATGTTTATAAGAATAGAAATGCTTTTGCAGGCATATCATTCCTTGCCGCAACGGGTGATAAAGATTTCAACCAAGCACCTAACACGGCGGTGATAAACGCAAAACAAATGGTTACTAAGTATGGTAATGCAGCAATCTTCGCTTCAGGCATGGTTGTGGATGCGTTAAAGTGCTATAAAAACCTGTGGGATGCTTGTACTACTGCTCAAGGATTTGGCGAGGATATATCGGTAGAATCAAGTGCTAATGCGTTAAAGAAAGATTGGGTTAGACGATTCCTTCAGTTCGCTGAGAACTATACAAACAATGATATTAAGAAAGCAGAGTATTGTTTAAAGGATGCATATCTACTTCATAAATGGAATAAGATACAAGCAAATTTAAATCAGATTAACTGGTTAGAAGATGTAACACAAAAGATATATACTGATGTAGATACTTTGGCTGCAGCGGCTTGTGCTGGTGGTGCTTGTGAAATCGATTTCTAGGATTGCTTCGCCATGCCGACAGATATGTGAATTGAATAATGACAATGTATGTATTGGGTGTGGTAGAAAAAAAGAAGAAATAACAGAATGGTTGCGTGCGACTAACGAAAGAAAACAACAGATATTGTTTCGAATAAAGGAAGATACTGATGGAAGAATATGAAGTTAAGTGTGAAGAATGTGGAAATGAAAGTTTTGTACACTCATATGATTATCCAGAATTTTGTCCCCATTGTGGACGTAGATCTGAAGTTGATAAAGTAGAAAGTGATGAAGACATGATTCTTTACGTGGATAAAGAAGCCGAAGAATAAAATGAAACTTATTAATACCTTATATATAGGGTGTGAAGATGATGGAAGTAATGCAGAATTAGGTAAATCCCATACCTTTAGATTTACTCATGTTCATGGTCATGGATATTGTACTATGAATTCTGCATTCGGTCTTATGTTCTTTCAAGCACAAGATTTACAGAATGACAATTACCTAGATGAGCCTTATCGAGCTTGTATCATATCAGAAAATAAAAAATTCAAAGAAGAAGACCCCGAAACAAATGTAGATAGATATCAATTTCTATGTAATAACTTTGTACCACCTAAAAAAGGTATAATTATAAGTTTCTATGAAGAAGATATCGGTTTACCAGAAAAGAAATTTACCACTCCATACGGCAATTATTTTATATGGCCTTTTAAGAAACAATGGAAGAAAGAAAATGCTAAAGATTATGTTGTTGTTCAAGCAGTCGATGAACTATTAAATAATCCAATTACTTCCTATAGCTATTCTACAATAGATAAACCATATTATAATATAATTAATGAATTAGAAAAATTCCAAATAAACTATAAACTAGTTAGTTATAAAACTCCAATAAAAGAATTATTCGATACTATGGTTAATTCTAGTTTACTATTATCTTATTCAGGAAGTTCGTATTACTTTGCCGCAGGAATGGGTCTTCCTACATTAGGATACGGTCCAGATACATGGACAGCAACGAATCAATTGATACAGTTAATACCATCTGGAAAACCATTACCACCCAATAGAAAAAGATTACAAACAGCTTGGGGTGAAAATTGTATAGGGTCTGGTAAGGTCTTAGCACTAGATAAAGATAATAATATATACTATAATAAAAGAATAGATACTGTAACTAATATAGGTAAAGTAGAAACAGAAGAAGATTATAAAGTATTTAGAAATAAATTAAGAGAACATTGTTGGGATAAATAACTTTATGTGGTACTATGATAATGAAACATTTGACGATACACCAGAAGATTATCAAGGATTTGTATATCTAATTACCGAGTTAGATACTAATAAGAAGTACATTGGTAAAAAGAACTTTTGGAAACCTAAGATACTTCCAAAAAATAAATCAAGAAAACGTAAAATAAAAACACGTGTAGATTCTAATTGGAGAGATTACTATGGTTCCAGTAACCATCTAATCGAATCAATAGAAACTAAAGGTAAAGATAATTATAAAAGAGAAATCTTAAAGTTATGTAAGACTAAAGGTACAATGTCTTACTATGAAGCTAAATTACAATTTGATAATGATGTTCTATTATCTGAAGATTACTATAATGAATTTATTGGATGTAAAATACATTCTAAACATTTAAAATAATGGTGGAAAATGAAATATATATTTGACGTTGACGGTACTCTTACCCCAAGTAGACAACCAATCATGCCTGAATTTAAAGATTGGTTTCTAGACTTTTGTAAACATAATGAAGTTTACATCGTAACAGGTTCAGATTATCCAAAAACAGTAGAACAATTAGGCGAAGATATTATGTTTGCTGTACGAAAGAGTTATAACTGTTCAGGTAGTGATGTGTATGAAAAAGGCAAAAATATACATAAGAACCATTGGTATCCACCAGATGAGTTGTATGAATTTCTAGAGAATTGGTTATCAAAAAGTCCTTATCCAACTAAATTAGGTAATCATATAGAAGATAGGCCAGGTATGGTCAACTTCTCTATTGTAGGTAGAAATGCTGATTTAGAACAACGAAAGAAATATTATGAATATGATGTTAAGTTTGAAGAAAGGCGAATGATAGCAGAAGAAATTAATTTAAATTTCGAAGATATTACTTGTACTGTCGCAGGAGAAACAGGAGTAGACATACACCCTGTTGGATGCGATAAGAGTCAGATACTAAGAGATTTTAGAGAAGATATAGACTTTGTTCGTTTTTTTGGGGATAGATGTGAAGCGGGTGGAAATGATTATCCATTACTAAAAGCATTAGGAGAAGATAAATCTTATTGGGTAAAAGATTGGGTAATGACAAAAGAATTGTTAACCTTTCAAAACTTTCATATCTATAGCAAATATAACACGACATAAAAAAACAGTTGATAACTTAAAAAAAAGAAAAAAAAAGCTTTACTTCTTTGCTAAAGTTTAGTATAATATATGTATAATAAAAAAACTGAGGAGTAAATATTATGCGAAACATTAAAAAAACATTAAAATTAAAAGGTCACTTTGGGAAAGTATATACTTTGACCGAAGAGTTATTAAATCAAGGTTATTTTATCCATAAATATTTAAGAGGTTGGCAACTATGCAAGAACTCAACTTCAAACCAAATCTGGTGGTCATCAAGTTTAAAAAACCTCGATGACTACTTAGAACATCAAATAAAATATTTTAATATGAAAGGTTAAATATTATGACTGATTATTTAACTAGAAACTATGAAGCTTTCAAAACTTCAGAATACCAAACTGCTCGCAAAGAGTTATTCATGCAGCAAGATGTATACCGAGAAGCTAAGGTAAAGCTAGATAAAATAGAAGACGACCTTAGATTTATTACTGCGGTATATGCCGATAACTTTAAATATGCTCGTGCGCATATGTGTCCGTATACGAACAAACCTATTGCCGTTCAAGTTTATGGGTTGGAAAATGGTACTATCTTTTCGCAAGGCAGTCAATCTTGGGAACTTGGGATTAAAATATTAAAAGAAGCTGGCAGAGAATTCCCATACTCACCAACTGAATGTAAGGTTATACCTTACGGAAGATAATTAATTAAAAAAAGTATTTACTTTTGTAATAAAGTAGTATATAATAAATACATAATGAAAACTGAGGAGAATATATTATGAGTAAATTAAAAAATTATATGATGAATATCGACCAAACTATCGAAGAACTTGATGGTTTCCCTGAAATATTAAATAGTTCTTTAGATATCCAAGATATTAAAAAATGGGTATTTGATAAACTAGACATAATCAGTAACTTTGATAAGTGTATTGCTGAATCTCATATTGAGTGGATACATAGAGAAGTACAAAATGGTCACTATGGTGATTAACATGGAAGACTTCGCTAAATTAATGTGTATGCTTATATTTTGGTATCTTTGTTATATATTATGGATAGCTACACCGTAACTTTAAATTATTGAGAAAAGATTATATTATGATTATATTAGACTTTAATGGAATATCGATAGCAAGTATTATTGTTAATAAAGTAGATCTAGAAGAAAACCTAGTTCGACATATGATACTTAATTCTATTCGAATGTATAGAAGTAAATTTAAAGACAAGTATGGTGAGATTGTTATAGCCGCAGATGCACCTTATACTTGGAGAAGAGAATACTATCCAGAGTACAAAGCGAATAGAAGAAAAGGTAGATCTAATGATACAATGGATTGGAATGAAGCATTTCGTATATTAAATAAAGTGAGAGAAGAATTAAAAGAATTCTTTCCATATAAAGTATTACAAATAGAAGGTTGTGAAGCTGATGATATTATCGGTACATTAGTTGAGAATACCCATGAATTTGGGAACTATGAAAATGTAATGATAGTATCATCTGATAAAGATTTCGTACAACTACAAAAATATGATAACGTTCAACAATTCTCGCCTATGAAGAAGGCACTAATTAATGAACCTAATCCTAAACTCTTTCTCCTCGAGCATATACTAAGAGGCGATGCAAGTGACGGTGTACCGAATGTATTATCTGATAACGATGTTTTGGTAAACGAAGATAAAAGGCAAACACCTTTATCTAAGAAAAAACTTAGTGAAATAATAACAGATATTACAAGCGAACATGTTCCGACGTATGCCTCTTGGTATAGCAACTATTGTAGGAATAAAAAGTTGATAGATTTGGGTGAGACACCAGAAGATATAAAAAAAGATATAATAAATAAATTTAATGAGCAAGAACAAAACCTAAATAAAGGTAAAGTCTTTCCATATATGGTGGAAAAACAACTAGGACAATTATTACAAAGTGTCCAAGAGTTTATTTAAGGAGTGAAAAATGAAATTAAATGTATATGATATTAAGGGGGATATCGTTAAACAAGATGAGAGATATATTGTTAAGGATAACAAGACTCTCGAAACACTTGTAGTAAGTAGTACAGAATTACACCCTGACCAAAGTACTACTGGGCATAGTCATGCAGGTCAAGAAGAAGTTTATTACTTCTTAAAAGGTTTTGGTGAAATGGAATTGGATGATGAAAAGATAAATGTATTTGTTGGTGATGTAGTATTAATCCCAGATGGTGTA